AGGCGATGCGATTTCGCTCGCGGAAGCGCGTACCAGCACTTATGCCCGGCGCAAGATATTGATCGTCTCGACCCCGACGATTGCTGGAGCCAGTGCGGTCGATCGGGAGTTCGACGCCTCGGACCAGCGCCGCTATTTTGTGCCGTGCCCGCACTGCGCGCACCGCCAGTGGTTGCAATTTGAGCAGTTGAGATGGGAGCGCGGTCAGCCAGAGACAGCGGTCTATATCTGCGAAGGTTGTGGCGAGCCCATCGCCGAGCACCACAAGACCTGGATGCTGGAAAACGGCCAGTGGCAGGCCTGCGCCCCAGAGAACGCTGGGCGCACCGCTGGTTTCCATCTTTCCAGCCTCTACAGCCCCGTGGGCTGGCGCAGCTGGATCGAGATTGCCCGGGCGTGGGAGTCGGCTGCGATGTCGGACATTCGTTCGGCCTCAGCCATCAAGACTTTCAAGAACACCGAACTCGGTGAGACCTGGGTCGAGGAAGGCGAAGCGCCCGATTGGCAGCGTCTGCTGGAGCGGCGCGAGGACTACCGCGTCGGCACCGTACCCGCGGGCGGTTTGCTGCTCACCGCCGGCGCAGACGTCCAGAAGGACCGCATCGAAGTTTCGGTCTGGGCCTTCGGTCGGGCCAAGGCGGCGTGGCTGGTCGAGCACCGGGTGCTGATGGGGGACACCGCCCGAACGGAAGTTTGGTCGGCCCTGGCCAAGCTGATGGGTGAGACCTGGACCCACAGCAGTGGCTGCCAGCTGAGCTTGGCGCGCATCGCTCTGGATACCGGCTACGCCACGCAGGAAGCCTATTCCTTTGTGCGCAGCGTGCGCGATACCCGGCTCATGCCCATCAAGGGCATTGCCGGTGGAGCGGCGCTGATCGGCACACCCACGGCAGTGGATGCCACCGCCAGTGGCAAAAAGCTGCGCCGGGGGATCAAGGTGTTCCCGGTGGCTGGTGGCATTGCCAAGCTGGAGTTTTACAACAACCTGCGCAAGAGCGCAGAGGTGGCCGAAGACGGCGTGACGCCGATCTACCCAGCGGGTTACGTGCACTTGCCCAAGGTCGATGCCGAATACCTGCAGCAGCTCTGTGCTGAGCAGCTGATCACCCGCCGTGACCGCAACGGTTTTGCTCACCGCGAGTGGCAAAAGATGCGCGAGCGCAATGAGGCGCTTGATTGCTACGTCTATGCCCGGGCGGCAGCCGCCGCAGCTGGCCTGGACCGGTTCGAGGACCGCCACTGGCAAGAACTCGAAAAACAACTCGGCGTTGGCCCTCCGCTCAACGCCCAGCAAATCACAAGACCCGAGGCCACCCAAGAGCAGAAGTTCGACGGTGACCTCAGCACTTCTGGCGGCACTTCAACGCCTGCGCGGCGTGTGGTGCGCAGCCGATGGATGACCTGACTATGACCTACACACCAGAACACCTGCAGGCCCTGCGCGAAGCGCTGGCCAGCGGCGAGCACCGCGTGACCTACGAGGGAAAAAGCATCGAGTACCGCAGCGTGGCCGATCTGAAGGCTGCGATCGCCGAGGTGGAATCCACCATCGCCCGTGAATCCGGCGCACCCAAATCGCGTCAGATCCGCGTGACCACCAGCAAGGCGCTCTGATGGCCTGGCTCAAAAATCTGCGTCGCCGCATGTTCGGCGGCACGCCTGTCTACGACGGCACCGGTGGCGGGCGAAGGGCCTTGGCCTGGATGCCTAGCAACCCGGGGGCCGTGGCCGCCCTGTCGCTGGCCCAAGACGAACTGCGCGCCAAAAGCCGTGATCTGGTGCGCCGCAACGCTTGGGCCGCTGCCGGCATCGAAGCCTTCGTGGCCAACGCGATCGGTACCGGCATCAAACCGCAGAGCATGGTCCAAGACCAGGCCACCCGGGAAGCCATCCACAGTCTGTGGTGGGACTGGTGCGAGCAGGCAGATGCCGCAGGCCTGACCGACTTCTACGGTCTGCAGGCATTGGCCACTCGGGCCATGCTCGAAGGTGGCGAGGCATTGATCCGACTGCGCTACCGCCGCAGCGAGGATGGTCTGCCGGTGGCGCTGCAGATCCAGGTGCTGGAAGCAGAGCACCTGCCAACCACCATGAACCGGGATCTGCCCGGTGGGAATGTCATCCGGTCCGGCATCGAATTCGACCGGCTGGGTCGCCGGGTGGCTTACCACTTGTACCGCGCACACCCGAACGATGGACTGCTGGCTCCTATGTCCAGCAATGCCGGCGGTGGCGGCATGGACACCGCCCGGGTGGATGTCAGTGAAGTCATCCACCTGTTCCGCCCCTTGCGTCCCGGCCAGATCCGGGGTGAGCCGTGGCTCACCCGGGCGCTCGTGAAGCTCAACGAGCTGGACCAGTACGACGATGCCGAGCTGGTGCGCAAGAAAACCGCTGCGATGTTCGCCGGCTTCATCACCCGCATGGCACCCGAAGACAGCCTGATGGGTGAGTCGGCAGCGGACGCCAACGGTGTGGCGCTCGCGGGCATGGAGCCTGGCACGCTGCAAATCCTGGAGCCGGGTGAAGACATCAAGTTCTCGGCGCCTGCCGATGTCGGCAGTTCCTACGCCGAATTCATGCGCCAGCAGTTCCGTGCGGTGGCCGCTGCCATGGGCATCACCTACGAGATGCTCACCGGCGACCTGACGCAGGTGAACTATTCCTCCATCCGGGCTGGCCTGCTGGAGTTCCGTCGCCGCTGTGAAGCCTTGCAGCATGGCGTGATCGTGCACCAGCTGTGTCGCCCGATCTGGCGCGCCTGGATGGATCAGGCGGTGCTCGAAGGTGCACTGGATCTTCCCGGCTACCGCAAAGACCGCCGCACCTACCAGGCCGCCAAGTGGATTCCACAGGGCTGGAGCTGGGTCGATCCGCAGAAGGAATTCAACGCCATGAAGCTCGCCATCCGCGCCGGCCTCATGAGCCGATCCGAGGCCATCTCAGGCAATGGCTACGACGCCGAAGACGTGGACCGCGAGATCGCAGCCGACAACGCCCGGGCCGATGCACTGGGTTTGGTCTTTGACTCCGATGCCCGGCATGACCAGGCAGCCGCTGCGCCACCCACCGAAACCCCAGACGCGCAGCCCACAGACCCCGAGTTCAGTGACCCAGAGGCCGCGACACCCAACAACCAGGACCCCCAACCATGACTTACCTTGCTTCCCGCCTGTTCGGGACGCCTTTGCTGATTCACCGCCCCAAGCTGGACGTGATCCTGTCGGTGGTCGGCCAGCGCATCGGCATGGCCGATGTCCCCGCCATGCCCACCATGGACATGGCCGTGTACCAACGGCCACCCGCAGCCACTGCTCCCGACGGCATTGCGGTGATCCCCATCCACGGCTCGCTGGTCAAACGCTCGCTGGGTATGGAGGCCGCTTCAGGTCTGACCTCCTACGGCGAGATCGCCGCGATGCTGGACGCCGCCTTGGCTGATCCCCAAGTCAGCGGCATCTTGCTCGACATCGATTCACCGGGTGGTGAAGCCTCGGGCAGCTTCGAGTTGGCCCGCCGCGTGCGCGAGGTGGCTGCGGTCAAACCTGTCTGGGCCGTGGCCAATGACGCCGCATATTCAGCGGCCTATGCGATTGCCGCCAGTGCCCAGCGCCTGTTCGTGACCGAAACCGGTGGGGTCGGCTCGATCGGCGTCATCGCCCTGCATGTCGACCAATCGGTCAAGGATGCAAAGGACGGCTACCGGTTCACGGCCATCACGGCGGGCGCCCACAAGAACGACTACTCGCCACACGAGCCCTTATCGGATACCGCCAAGACCGAGCTGCAAGGCGAAGTGGATCGGCTGTATTCCATCTTTACAGAACACGTGGCTGCCATGCGCAGCCTGGATCTGGACGCTGTGCGTGCCACCGAGGCAGGACTCTTCTTTGGCAGCAATGCCGTGGCCCAGGGGCTCGCCGATGGTGTTCAGACGCTGGAGGCCACTCTCAGCGAATTCCATCGATTCATCAACGCCCGTAACCATTCGCCGTCTCAGGTGCGGGGCGTCATCCGTGCTGAGGCGGCACCCTTGAAGAAGGAAATGACCATGAACGAAGAACAGAAAGTGATCGAGACCGTCGACACCATCAGCACCGACGAAGCCGCAGTGCTGGTCGCTGAAGCCCGTCGCGAAGTGACCCAGGCTGCCCAGGCCATTGCCGAGGTTTGCCTGCTGGCCGGTTGCCCAGACCGCGCGGCCGAGTTCATCGCGGCTGGCAAGACCGAGGCCGATGTCCGGCGCGTACTCATTGATGCCCGTGCGGCACGTTCTGAGTCCGATGACATCCGCTCGACTATCACCGTGGATGCCGGTACCCAAAACCTCGACCGCCCGGAGGCATCTCCCATCGTGGCTGCCGTCAAAAAACTCACGGCCCAGGCCTGACGCACCCGACTCAGAAAGGACTGAACCATGACCCCCATCACCGAACAAAACAACCTCGGCGACCTCTTGAAGTACGAAGCCCCCAACCGCTACTCGCGTGACGTCGCCACCATCGCCGCTGGCCAGAACCTGCCCTTGGGCACGTTGCTGGGCCGCAATGCCAGCGATGGCAAGCACTACGCCATCGACCCCGCCGCCAACGACGGCACCGAGTCCGCCATTGGGGTGCTGGCCAACGCGATCGATGCCACCAATGCCGACCGCAGCGACGCCATCCTGATCGCCCGCCACGCCATCGTGGCCAAAACCGCGCTGGTCTGGCCGATCGCGCTCACCGGCGCCCAGCGCACGGCTTACGAGCAGCAGCTGGCCGAGCGCGGTGTGCTGGTGCGTGAATCCGCATAAACACGATCCGTCCTTTCATCCCCCCGAACCCGCCCGGCCGTCTGGCTTGCGCGGGTTTCGTCATTTTTGGAGCCCCGAATGAACAACCCGTTTCTTAACCCCGGTTTCTCGATGGCCAGCCTCACCGCTGCCATCAACCTCATCCCCAACCGCTACGGTCGCTTGGAGGCCCTTAACCTGTTTCCGGCCAAACATGTGCGCACCCGCCAGATCATTGTGGAGGAGTACGCCGGTCGCCTGAACCTGCTGCCCACCAAGCCGCCTGGTTCGCCCGGCACAGTCGGCGAGCGCGGCAAACGCAAGCTGCGCTCCTTCGTCATCCCCCACATCCCACACGACGATGTGGTGCTGCCCGAAGAAGTCCAGGGTATCCGTGCCTTCGGTTCGGAGACCGAGATGGAAGCGATCTCTGGTGTGCTGGCTCGGCACCTGGAGACCATGCGCAACAAGCACGCCATCACGCTCGAGCACCTGCGAATGGGGGCCCTGAAGGGTGAGATCCTGGATGCCGATGGCAGCGTGATCAGCAACCTGTTCAACGAATTCCAGATCACGCCGCAGTCAGTCAACTTCGATCTGGCCAATGCCAACAGCGAGGTCAAGGGCCATTGCTACGACCTGCTGACCAAGATCGAAGACGCGCTGCAGGGCGAATTCATGACAGGTGTGCATGTGCTGTGCTCGCCCGAATTCTTCCGGGCGCTGACCACCCACAAGGAGGTCAAGACCGCGTATACCAACTGGCAGCAAGGCGCGGTGCTGATCAACGATGTGCGCTCGGGCTTCACCTACGCCGGGGTCACCTTCGAAGAGTACCGGGGCCAGGCCGCCTACCTGCAGGCCAATGGGGATCTCGGCACCCGTCGCTTCATTGCCGCAGGCGAGGCCCATGCCTTTCCGCTCGGCACGGTCGACACCTTCGGCACCTACTTTGCGCCAGCCGACTTCAACGAGACGGTCAACACGCTGGGCCAGTCGTTGTACGCCAAGCAGGCGCCGCGCCAGTTCGACCGTGGCACCGACCTGCACACGCAGAGCAACCCGCTGCCCATGTGCCACCGCCCGGGCGTGCTGATCAAGCTGACCGCCTGATCCGATGCAAGCCGCTTTTGATCGCGCGGTGAACCGGCTCTTCGCCCGGCTGGGGGTGCCCGGCACCTACCGGCTGGCCGATGGTCGAGAGATCGCCACGCGGTTCATCGCCAAACAGGCCGATGTCGTCGAGTCCTTTGGTGACGCCCGGTTGGCACTGGCCACCCACCGCTTTGATGTGATGGCCCGCGATGTGGCCTCGCCGCGTGAGGGCGAGCGCTTCACGGTTGCTTGCCAGATCTACCAGGTGGTGGGTGAACCCTTAGCGGATCGAGATCGCTTGATTTGGACGTTGACCGGAGCACCGCTGTGAAGCTCGTGGCGGCACTCACCGGCAATCTGGACCAGATTCTGGCTGACGAAGTGCGCATTGCCGAGCAAGCGGTCACGCATTCCATCCGTGAGGCGACCGATGGCCTAAAGACCGAGCTGCGCAGCCAGATCACCGGTGCAGGCCTGGGTCAGCGCCTGGCCAACACTTGGCGTGGCGAGGTCTACCCCAAGGGTCAGATGAGCATCAAGGCGGCAGGCCTGGTCTACAGCCGGGCACCGGTCATCATCGGCGCGCATGACCAGGGCGCCGCCATCCGATCCAAGGACGGTTTCTGGCTGGCGATCCCGCTACCCGCTGCCGGCAAGGGCCCGCGCGGCAAACGCATGACGCCAGGTCTGTGGGAACGAATGCGCGGCCAGCGCCTGCGCTTTGTCTACCGCCGTGGCCAACCCTCGCTCCTCGTCGCAGAAAACCAGCGCGCCCGCCAAGGCCAACGCGGTGGATTCTCCGCCGCCACGCAAAAGGCCCAAGCGACTGGCCGAGGACTGGTCACTGTTCCGATGTTCCTGCTGGTGCCGCAAGTGACCCTGAAGAAGAAATTCGACATCGAAAGCAGTTCTCGTCGCTGGATCAGCACCCTGGCCCAGCGCATTGCCAACCGTTTCGATGAAGCCGACCGTAAAGGGGCTGCGTCATGAGCCAAAGAGAAAACGCGATCGGCGCACTGTTTGCGGTGCTTGGTCAGCTGTCCCTCGGCACCACGGTCAAGCGCAACGCCGCGTTACCTGAGCGCATCGCCGACCACGCCATGGCCATCTTGCGCGATGGTGAGATGGGCGAGCCTGAGGTGTCGCTCTCGCCGCTGACCTACCACTGGCAGCACCAGGTGGCCATCGAACTGTTCGTGGCCGACCCGGATGCCAGCGCGCGCGATGCCCGCATGGACGGGCTGTTGGTTGAACTGGCCGCCTTAATCGAAGCCGACCGGACGCTGGCCGGATCCGTCGAGTACGCCGAGATCGGCCTACCCAAGTTCGACGAACTGGCCCCCGACGGCAGCAGCGGCATCAAGGCCTGCTTACTGCCCGTGGTCCTGCACTACAGCAGCTCGGGTCCGCTGAACTGATTCAGCACCACTCGTTTCGACACCCATTCACATCCATTCCTGCAAGGAGTCATCATGGCCCGTGCCTACGGCGCGAACGCCAGCCTCTTGGCCGCGTTCGAAACCACCTATGGCAGCAACCCAGTGGGCGACTACTGGAAGCTGCCTTTCGTCTCCACCACCCTCGGCTCCGAGCAGGGGCTGATTGCCAACGACCTGATTGGTCTAGGGCGTGATCCGAGTGCGCCCATCCGCGATGTCATCAAGGTCGAAGGCGACATCGTCGTGCCCATCGATGTGCGCAACATCGGCATCTGGCTCAAGGCCTTGCTGGGTGAAGCCAGCACCAGCGGATCCGGCGTGGTCACCCACACCTTTACCTCCGGCAAACCGAGCCTGCCCAGCCTCACGCTGGAGACAGGCCTGCCCGACATCCCGGCCTGGTTCGTGGCCTCCGGCGTCATGGTCAACAGCCTGCAGGTGGACTTTGCCCGCTCCGGTGCTGCGAATGCCACCGTGGGCTTGATCGCCCAGGGCGAAGCCAAGCTGGCCGCCACGCTCGATGCCACACCCGCCAGCCGTGACCTGATCCGCTTCAACCAGTTCCAGGGTTCCATCAAGCAGGGCGGTGCGGCGCTTGGCAACGTGGTCTCGGCCCAGCTGACCTACTCCAACAACCTGGAGCGCATCGAGACCATCCGCTCTGACGGCAAGATCGACGGGGCTGATCCCACGGTGGCGAGCCTCACCGGCAATCTGGAGGTGCGCTTTGCCGACACCACGCTGATCGATGCGGCCACCAACAACACCCCGTTGGAGTTGACCTTCGGCTACGCGATCGACGCCGAGCGGCGCCTGACCTTCATCGCGCACGAGGTCTATCTGCCCAAGCCCAAGCTCTCCATCTCGGGGCCGGGCGGCATTCAAGCCACCTTCGAGTGGCAAGCCGCCAAGGCCGCCAGTGTGGCTCGCATGCTCACCGTCGAACTGGTCAACGACGTGACCACGTACTGACTCTCACCCAGGACATTCCCATGATCAAACTGAACATTCCGCGTGAACCGCACTGGATCACGCTGGCCGCAGGCGTGCGCCTGCAAGTCCGCCCCGCCACGACTGCCCTGGTGATGGCCGCACGCCATGCTGCCTCCAAGGTGGCCGGTACCGATACCGCCGCTGCGGGTGAGCGCACCGCCACGCTCATCACCGAACTGGCCAAGCTGGCGGTGCTCGCCTGGGAAGGCGTGGCCGATGACAAGGGCAAACCGGCTGCGGTCACACCCGAGGGTGTGGCGGCCCTGATGGAGCACTGGCTCCTGGCCGATGCCTTCGAGCGTGAATACCTCGCCGGTCTCTACGCCCTGGAATCAGAAAAAAACGTCTGAAGGCCCGCACTGCGTGGCACTTTGGCGGCGGGCCGAGCTACTGCAGCGCCTGTCCCGATCCGTGCCCCGAGTGCCCGTACACCATGAACGCGCCCCAAAGCCTGGAAGGCTGGCAAGCCGCCAGTGCGATTGAAGTCTGTGCCAGCCAGTTGCGCATGGCGCAGGGCCGTGTGGTCGGGCTGGATCTCAACGCCTGGATGCTGGCTTGCGAAAGCACCGGTCTGGACAAGGCCACAGCGATTGACCTGTTCCCGGCGGTTGAGGCGGGCCTTATGAGCACCTTGCAACATGACGAATAGACCAACGACTCACACGACGACTGAATTCCCCCATGGCTGAACGCAACCTCTCCATCCGGCTGTCCGTGGTCGACGGCGGCAAGGTCAAGGCTGAGCTGTCCGAAATCGGCGAGAAGGGGGAGCGCTCGCTCAAAAAAATCGAGGCGGCGTCAACTCCGGCCTCCAGTGGCCTGAAGCTCCTGTCCAATGAAGCCAACGACGCCAAGTTCCAGCTGCAGGCTGCCACCGACCGGCTGGGTATGCTGGGCTCGGTCCTGGGCAAGCTCGGCCCTGCCGGCCTGATCGCCGGTGCTGGACTCGCCGCCGTGGGCGTGGGCATCACCGCCTTGGTTCTCCCGGTGGCCAACACCGCCGACGAGTTGGCCAACTTGGCGCAAAAGACGGGGGTTTCGGTGGAAGCTCTGTCGGCTCTGACCTATGTGGCCCAAATGTCCGACACCGACTTGCAGGGCCTGGTCAAAGGCCTGCAGCGCTTGTCGGTGGCCATGTTCGACACCCAGGTCCAGGGCGAAGAGGGCAGCGCCGCACTCAAGGCATTGGGCGTCTCGGCGGTGGATGCGTCTGGCCAAATCCGGCCCACTGAGCAGGTCCTGCTCGACCTGGCCGATAAATTCGCCAACATGCCCGATGGGGCCGACAAGGCGGCGCTGGCCATCAAGCTTTTCGGCAAGGAAGGAATGAGCCTGATCCCCCTGCTCAACCAGGGGCGTGCAGGCATCACCGCCTTGATGGAAGAAGCTGAACGCTTTGGGCTGGTCATCAACAGCCAGACCGCGCAGGCAGCAGAACTCCTGAATGACAACCTGGACCGTCTGCGCGCCATGCTCGAAGGCGTGCAACGCCAGATCGGCGCCGCTGTCATCCCGGTGCTGGCCGACTTCACCGAGCAGGTGATCCTGGCGCAGGGCGAAACCAGCAGCTTCAGCAACGAGCTGCAAAAGATCTCCGGCAACCGCGAAGCCATCCTGGCCTTCCTGGAGTCCGTCGCCTCGGGCCTGGCCTTCATTGCTGAATCGGCTGTGCTGGCCAAGCGGGTGATTGCCCAACCCTTTGACAGCTTGTCGGTGGTCGGCAAGGACATCGAGACCTGGTTCAAGACCGACCTGCTGCGTTCGATGAAGTCCATGGGGTTCGATCCCAAGGTCATCGATGCCGAGATCGCCAAACTGCAGGGCGC